ACCCCTCATGACTGTTAAATCCTCTTCGGAATAACCACATTTACTAGCTAAATATAGCAAACATGAAAATGCTGCAATAGATGCAGTTGGAGACATCGAAGAATCAAAACTAGCATAATCCCCTGCTATCATACGGTTACTACCCTTTTGAGTAACATGCTTTACAAATCTATCCCAATCTCTTCCATGCGCATTTATACCAACTGCGCTCTCAAACTGATAAGGATTTCGCATAATAATTACTCCTAATGGTAGGAAATACTTTCTAACAATTAATAATCCTTCTAAAGAAACCCCAGCAAAAACTCTAACTTTTCCGCTACCTATTTTCTTGGGTTCATCTTTTAAGGAACATTTAAATACAAAGTGACATCTCTTCCCTGCTAACAACATCTTCTCACATTTTTCAACGCGATCCCAGACATAATCAGGAGCCTCTATAACATCAGTGACAAAATCACTAGATACACCTGTTCTTGTTAAAACCATACTTTTAGGTTTATTAATAGGAAAACCACAACTTGTACTCATTACTACTGACCTAAGTTGCGCAATTCCATCTTGACCAGAGAGAGTTATCTCCTTGCTTAAGGGTTGTATGCCCCTCAAAGCACTATCCGGTAAAATATCAATTATACTCATACAATAATCATTAGCGGCTAAAGCCATTCTATCAGCATCCATAGCACTGATCTCACACATTTTAACTGCTTCCTTACGTTTGGGAATATAATTATTAATATTCTCGGGGGGACCCCATATACAAGGAACATCAAACACTTCTTCAATTGCGTCACTAAGTAACGTCTTAACAACGGAAGTGCTCGGTCTTTGTCTTGGTCCACTATGCTGACCGTAGAGATTAAAAGATCCCTTCTCTAAAAACTTAAAGGGGCTTTTAGAATGAATATTCTCAAGTAAAGAAACAGTTTTATAAGGTCCTATATCTGATAGGTTTAACCCTTCTATACATGCACTATGTGCTACCATTAACCCTCTCCTACCTTTCAGATATTCTAAAGCTTGGGTAATTTCTGTTCTACACAACATAGCAGCACCACCCTCTCTTGAACCTGTAATACCACAACAATGGAAACCCAGTATCATTGGTCTAGAATCATAAGTCATCAAAGGAGACATACACATTCCATCAAATGTGGGTATGTGTGTTGAATAATGGAAACCCATTATATTAATGTCTTGTTTCGGCCCTCCGTACTTAATCTTCTTACCTTCTGCTAAGACTCGTTGCTCTTTAACTTGTGCATCTGGTCCTTTATACAATATTGAACACATATACCGACCCATTTCCTTATCCTTAGGAAAATACTCAGTAAAATCAAATTGCGAACCTCCGCTAGATAAAACAACTAAAGCTAAATCATTATCAGGTATATGAAATGTGTTATTTATACCTATCATGTCAGAGAAATTTGGACCAACCGTCC